CCATGTCGAGCAGTTCCATGTCAGTCATTCCTTTCGTTTGTTTGTTTGTTTGGTTTATTGATTCAGGGCCTGTCCTGTGGTGGCCCGTAAATCCGTTCTTACTTGGATCCCAGCCTCATGCAGGTGCTTCCGGTCAGAAGATCGCGGTAAGCCATGCACCGCTTCCCGGCGCAGACCTCGAACTTCTCATAGAGGGTTCGTCTGCCGGTGTTGGGGTTGTACTCGCTGACCACCTTCTTTTTGAAGGGGCAGAGCATCTGGTCTTTGTTCTCCATAAAAATTTCCTCCATGGTGTAAACTTTCGGCGATTTCTGCCGAACACATACGATGAGGGGACCTGTGGCCTTTTCGTCTTTGGCGCGAAAAATTAAAAGTAATCTCGCCAGCTGTCGACCACGGTTTTGGCGAGGTCCTCTTTTTTGCCCAGCGCATCCAGGATGGTGCTGTCGACGGTGTTCTCTACCACCAGGTGGATGTAGGTGCATGGGTGGTGCTGCCCGATCCGGTGGATTCGGGCGAGACTCTGGGAGTAGGTGGCGTAGTTGAAGTTGACGCTGTAATAAACGCAGGTGTCTGCTGCTGTCAGGGTGATGCCGGTTCCGGCGGTGTCGATCTGGCCGATGAACACCATACGCTCCGGCGTTCCCTGGAACTCTTGGACGATAGCACCCCGGCTTTCCTTTGGAACTCCACCGTAGATGCTGACGGCGTGGAGGCCGTTCTTGGAGAGGACCTTCTCGCACAGCTTCTCGATCTCATGGATCTCTGGAAGGAACCGGGCGAAGATCACCAGCTTCTTTTTCCCCTCCAGGACGTAATCCTGGAGGATGTCGGCCAGGGCATCCAGCTTCCCGGTGCTGACCAGCTGCGGTTTTGCCGTGTCGTCCTCCACCAAGAACCCGCCGGTGAGCTGCTGCAGCCGGAGCAGCTTGGTCAGGACCGTGGTGGCGGTGATGGTGCCGCCGTCTGAAAGTTCAGCGTAGCTGTCCCGCCGGAGCCGGTCGTACAGGTTCCGCTCCTTAGTGCTCAGAGTTATGTAGCGGTTCTCGAAGGTCTGTTCCGGCAGGTCCAGGGCCTCTTCCTTGGTAACTCGATAGGCGATGCTGTGTTCCTTCCTGATCAGCTGGTCCAGGTCCCGGTATTGGACGATCTGCTTGCGGTTGAACCCACCCATCACGGCGTACCGGCTGCGGAAGGCGTAGAAATTGGAGCCGAAGATCGTAGGGTCTAAAAACCTGTATTGGCTGAATATGTCGATGGCTTCATTCTGGACCGGGGTGCCGGAGAGAATCAGCTTGTACCGGGCCTTATCGCCGAGCTGGTGCATGGCTTTGCTCTGGCTTGCGTCGTGGGTCTTGATGCGCTGGCTCTCATCTGCGATGATCAGGTCCGCGTCGAACTCCAGCAGCCGGTCGAAGATGCCCTCACGCCAGGTGGATTCGTAGTTGATCACGGCCACCTTCATAGCGGTGAATGGGAAGGCTTCGAGGTCGTCGACAGCCTTGATTCGTTTTTGCTTGTCTCCGAGCAGCACCTTGATAGTGTAGCGGAAGTCTGCGTATTCCTGGAACTCTTTAGGCCAGACGGCGCAGACGGAAGTGGGGGCCACGATCAGCACCTTCTTGATCTTTCCCAGCTTGAAACCGGCCCCGGCCACAGCGATTGCTGTCAGCGTTTTGCCACAGCCCATTTCAAACAGGAGGCCGAATCCTTTACCGCTCATCTTGCTGCACCTCTGCCACGAATTCCTCCGTCTGGCCGGTGAGAGTCTCTCGAATGTAGCGGTGCGGGACATTGCAGTTGATGGCGTTGGTCATCAGTTCCGCCTTGCTTGCCGCTTTCATCAGCTCGTAAAATTGGGAGAACTTTACCTCGACACGGTCCTCCGGCGTGAATTGTTCCAAAAAAGCTCATTGTTATCCTCCTTTTTATGTTTGCCCTGCTGCCAGGGCGCACTCTGTGCAGAGGAACACGATGTCAGGCATGAGGGCCTTGATCGTCGCCCCATTCACTCTTTGATACCAGCATTCCCGGCCACACACGGGGCAGGTAGAAAGGCTCCAATCTTCGATGTCCCTGGGTGCCGGGACATTTCCTCGGAGCGGCATCATAGCGAAGTTTCGACCGGCCAGCTTGCTCTGATCCATGCTCATGCTCCTTTCTTGTTCTGGCTCTGGGTCTGGGCGTTGCGCCATTCCGAATACCGGCCATGAATCAGCATCTGGATCTGAAGCTCCACCCGCAGGCCGTCCAGCCAGATCCGGGCAATGTAGCGCAGGTGCTGCAGTGCCTTGAGGGCGGTGCAGCAGATCATGGCGGTCACAATCATGGCGCTCCAGTTGAGCTGTGCAAGGAAATTCATCTTGTCACCATCCTCCAATCTTCTTCCCGCACCAATGGCAGAACCCATGTCTGTACGAGATCCGGTGGTTGCACTCCGGGCAGTGCCAGAGGCCGTCTTTTCTGACGGGGCTTTTCGCCACGCAGAATTTTTGGTTCATCTTCTTGTACTGGGCTGCAAGGCCCCGGTAATCGTGAATCAGGTCTTTCACTCCGTCGGCATCCTCGACACCCTCATCTTGAAGGGCGCTCAGAATTGCGGTCGCTGCCTCGCAGGCTGCGATGTCCTGAAGCCAGATGTCGGCCTGGAACGGCTCCGTGTCCTTGTCCTCTACGAAGGACTCCGCGTTGTCTCTCATGCTGGCCAGCTGGCCCAGGATATCGTCCACGGTCATGCACCTGGCTTTTAAGCTGCTGTCATCCATGGATCGCACCTCCCTCCGGGGAGACGAATCCGAAAACCATGAGGGCCATGTTGGCGGCTCGGACCTGGTGCTTGTAAAGGGGCAGCTTGACCGGGTAGTCCATGAAGGGGACCGGGTCCTGGTTCATGCGCTCCCTGTCCACCGCATCCTGGACCGCTCGGAGGTTGCTCCGCTTTGCTTCGATGCTGGGCGGAAGCTTCACGATGGAGGCCAGCTTGTCCAGCAGCTCCAGGTCGGCCACTCCGGACAGCTCTTGCTTTTGCCGGTTCCACTTCATTTTGTTCCAGCTCTTGATCACGGTGAATTGGACATTGTCTGCTTCCCGGATCAGTAGGGTGTTTCCTGATAGGGCCATTTTCATCCGCCCATCACCTCCAGGTAGTTTTGATAGACCTCGCAGACGCTGGTGCTGTAGTCGGTGCTGGTGATGCCCTGGGCGATGGCCTTTTGACTCCCAGCGTAGCCCATGTTGTAGGCCATGAAGATTTCGTTGGTGCCGTATGTACGCTCCGGGCATTCCGGGGCGAGGCGCTGGGCAATCCAATCCAGGAAGTCCAGGGCTACGGAGGCACCTTGCACCGGGTCGGTCAGATCGGTGACGCCGAGGGACTCGATCCTGTCTGCCTGGGCCTTGGTGTTGATCTGCATCATGCCGATGCTCTTGCCGCCGTCGCCCACCGCATCTGTGTCGAAGCCGGTTTCCACTTTTGCGATGGCCATCACCATGCAGAAGCGCTGGGTACTGTACCCGCAGGCGGCAAAGATTTCACGCTGGGTGTCCAGGGGCAGCGGGATGACTCCATCCAGGAGGTAGTTCGTTACCGTCGGGGCTTCTGTGGTCTGGTATGCTACCAGTTCCGACTCCACGACCGGCTCTGATTCTGCCGAGGTTCCGCTCTGCTGCAGCGAGGTGCCACAGCTTCCGAAAATCACCCCGGCTGCGATGGTGCAGGCCAGGACGCAGGCGGTTCGCTTGATCCGCTGCTGTTTCTGCTGCTGCCGTCGCCGCTGTTCCCTGTTTTGCCTTGGGCGAGGCATGGAGACAAGCTGTGCGCTTTGAGTGAGTTGGTTCATTCTCTGTCATTCCTCTCCTTTCAGATTTTATCTACCACCACTGCCTTCCCGGTGTCCTTCTCGATGAGGCACACGGCGTTATTGCCTTCCCAGTGGATAAGATACTTGCTTGGGTCGTACCCCAGGCGTTCCAGGAGGATCTTCTGTCTCCTGGTGGGGCGAGTTGGGTTCTTCATAGGCTGCTCACTTTCCGAGCCTCTCGCTCTGATTTCCACCGCTCGTAGTCCGCTCTGACCTCTGGCCGCTCGAAGTCGCGGTGGATGGCCTCGAACAGCGCTTGAGCCAGGGTCACCTTGACGCAGGCTGGGACCTCTCTGGTTTGGATGTTTATCCTGGTGCCAGGGTCAATTGGCACCGCCGTCAGCTCTCTCATAGGCTCGACCTCCATTCGGTCCGGCTGGCCCTCATCGGTGGCTGGCCACGGTCGTTCGTCCGAGCAGGTAGTCGGTGGTGACACCGAACAAATCAGCGAGGGCGACGATCTTGCTGACCGGGATTTCCGTTCTGCCGTTCTGCCAGTTCTTCATGGTGTCCGGGGATACTCCGATTTCCTCTGCCATGCTCGCCTTAGTCATTCCGGCTCTTGCTCTCTCAGCTTCGATATTCGGATACGTCATGGTGTTTGTCCTCCTTGTTTTGGTGTTTACCCGCGTCGGGTAACTTCGTCTATTACTATAGCTCCGAAACGGGTAAATGTCAAGCGGAGAAACAAAAAAATTTACCCATACCGGGTAATACGGTCTTGATTTTGTGCATTCGCCATGCTAAAATGGAAAACAGAAGGGAGGGCGGCGTATGGATTTTGATTTGATGCGCCAGCGCCTCGTTCAAGCCAGGGAATTTTGCGGCTACAACCGGAAGCAATTCGCCTCTGTCATTGGACTCCCATACCGGACGATCACCAATTATGAAAACGGTGCGAGAGAGCCTGGAAGCGAGTACATCACGAAGGTCGCAGATATTTGCGGCTGCACCACAGATTGGCTGCTTGGCTTGACCGAAAGCGCGAGGGTTGCTGTGCCGAACGAAACGGCAGAAGGCGACCAACAGGTGGATGTGCTATTGGCCGTTTGCGCAGGTCTGAATGCTGCAGCCATCGGGCGGGTTATTTCCTACGCGGAAGATCTGGCGTGGAACCCCGCGAATAAAAAAGGGTAATGGCGGAGGGGTCCCCCTGTGAAGCCACAAAAAAGGGGAGCCTGCTTCGTGCAGGCTCCCTGAATTTTTAAGGAGGTTCGTCATGAATAAAATTGTTGCCGCCGTCGGATGGTTCCTGTGCGCTGTCCTGGTTCTTTTCGGGATCGTCATGCCTGGAGTATCTACCCTGTTCTTCCTGGTCGCTGCTGTCCTGGTCTGCCCTCTGTTCCGAAAAAAAGTAAAGCTGCCGAAGAAGATATGGATTCCTGCCGCCGTCGTGATCTTTCTGATCGGCTGCATCCTTGCACCGAAGGTCGAGCAGCCGCAGGAAGATGGAGGGCAGGCCCCTGCCGCCAGCAGCACCCTGGTCGATGAATCTCCGGCCCAGGAGGAAACGGTGGAGCCGGAGGTCGTGGAGCCGTCTGCCCCTGATACGGTTCCTGCCGAAAGCCAGGAGCCGGAAGCGGAGCAGCCTGCTGTGTCGCAGGTGGTTGCTGACGCTTACACGGTTCCACTTGGCAGCGGTCTGTATGTGACGGTCGAAAAGCACCCGGTTCTGAGTGGGACGGGAACTGTGATTTTTAACATCGGTGTCGGCAAGGTCGAAAAGGCCGCAGCCATGAAGGCTTCCTCCGATGACCTGTCCGCGTTCATTGGGGCGCTGGATTTTGATAGCTACGGGTACGACAACATCGTCCTGGAATTTGAAGATGGGACCGGCATCGTGTTCTCCAAGGGCATGGCCTCTTTCACCGATACCTATGGTGTGGTCGATGTGAGTGCTGGGAACTTTGAGATCGTGGAGTCCCTGGGTTCGATCTGGAACGATACCGGCGATGGGTGGTATTACATGACTGCCGAGGAAATGGAGGCTGCTGATGCCGCTGGATAACCTCCCCACGCCGGAGGCCCTGGAAGACGCAGTGGTCTATGCCCGGTATTCCTCCCACGCCCAGAAGGACACCTCCATCGAAGATCAGGTGGCGGATTGCGAGGCGTATGCCCGGTTGAATGGCCTCCGAATTGTGAAGGTCTATGCCGACCGGCACCTGACCGGAAAAAACGACAACAGGCCACAATTCCAGCAAATGATGAAGGACGCCGCCCATGGCCGGTGGCGCTATGTGATTGTCTGGAAAACGGACCGCTTTGCTCGGAACCGGTACGACTCTGCTACCTACAAATATCGCCTGAAGCGCCACGGGGTCCGGGTCCTCTCTGCAAAGGAAAGCATACCGGATGGGCCGGAGGGCATCCTGCTGGAATCAGTGCTGGAAGGCAGCGCCGAATATTACAGCGCCAATCTGGCCCAGAACATCAAACGTGGGATGCACTATAACGCTCTGGATTGCAAGGTGAACTCCGGCTCCATCCCATTTGGGTATTGCAAGGGACCGGACGGGCGCTTTGCAATCCAGGAGGCCGAGGCCGAGGTGGTCCGGGAAATCTACCGGAAGACCGCAGCCGGTACGCCCTTCGTCGAGATCGCCAACGACCTAAATGGCCGGGGCATCCGCACGAAGCGTGGCGGACGCTGGGGAAAGAACAGCTTCCACCGAATGCTGAAAAACGAAGCCTACACCGGGGTCTATTCCTTCTCCGATGTCCGGGTCGAGGGCGGGATGCCTGCGATCATCGACAAGGTCCAATTCCTGCAGGTGCAGCGGCTGCTGGCCACCAAGAAAAATCCACAGGGGCGGCACCGGGAGAACGGGGAGTATCTGCTGACCGGGAAGTTGTTCTGTGCGCTGTGCGGCTCTCCAATGGTAGGCATCGCAGGGACCGGAAAAAGCGGGGCGCTCCATTACTACTACACCTGCCAGAAGCGCCGCATGGAGAAAGCCTGCAAAAAGGCGAATGTCCGCCGCGACTGGATCGAGCGGGTGGTCACCCAGGCCACGCTGGACTATGTCCTGCAGCCTGCCGTGATCGAGTGGATCGCCGATGCGGTCATGGCCTACCAGGAGCGGGAAGCTGCCGGGTCCCAGCTCGGGGCGCTCCGTGACCAGCTTGCGGAAAACGGAAAGGCCACCGAAAATGTCATGAAGGCCATCGAGGCCGGGATCATCACGGTCACCACGAAGGGCAGGCTGCTGGAACTGGAAGCAGAAGCGTCCCGGCTGAAGAACGCCATCGCCCTGGAGGAAGCGTCCCTCACGAAGCTGGAGCGGGATTATGTGATCTATTGGTTGGAGCGGTTCCGGGGCGGCAGCATCGAGAGTAAGGAGTTCCGGCGGAAGGTCATAGACACCTTCGTGGCTGCGGTCTATCTGTCCGATGACTTCCTGCGGATCGCGTTCAACTACTCCGGGGAAAACAATGAAGTCTCCATGGCGCTGGTCATGGATGCCGCCGAAGCCGCAGGGGTGGAGGGTTCGTATAAGGTCGACGCCGCTCCACCAATGGGGGGCCAGACGAACCCCGCCACCATCTACTTTGTTGGTTCGGTGTTCGTCCTGGCCATGCCGCTCCCAGAAAAGCGGTGAACGAAATAAGGCACCTGGTCTTTTGACCGGGTGCCTTTTCTCATGCCCTGGCCGCTCTGGCCGGGGCTTTTTTTGCTGTCCATGGATCGCACGAGAAACGTGCGTTTTTTCAGAAAAAACGCACGCGTGTGTTTCCCGTGTGATTTTACTCCGGTTGCTTCGTATCCTTCGCTCCGGCCTCCGGCTCGATCAGATCCTCAATGTGGCACTCCAGGGCCTGGGCCACCTTGAACAGCTGGTAGACATCTCGCGGAATCCTGGACCGGCTGCTCCAGTTCTCCAGGGTCCGAACCGGGACGCCGCTCCGCTTGGATAGTTCCTGTCTGCTGATCCCCTTTTCGATGCATCGTTTGTCGATGGGGGTCATGTTGTCGCTCATGGTGATTGTCCTCATGGCTGCACCTCCCTTTTCCTCTATTCTACTCCCACACGGGTGGTTTTGTCAATTCGTCAAATGTACCACCCACATGGGTGGATATTTGTACACTTTACATCTTGTTTTCCACCCGCATGAGTGGTAATATGTAACCACAATAAAGAACGGAGGTAAATCAAAAAATGAAGGGTATCAACACCACTAAGTTCCTGATGAACGCGAGAGATGAGTTTACCGGCATCCTGGCTGGGGTCAAAAGCGCCGAGGATTTCGAGGCTGCGAAAAGCAAGGGGTCGATGGCGGTCGGGTTCTGTGACTGCATGATCGTCTTTCTGAACACGATGATCTGCCAGGAAAACAACGACTTCACCGGCGACCTGGATGAGGTACTGGACGAATGGATGGCAGAGTTGTATCAGTGCATGGCGGACAAGGCCAAGGCCACCGGCCAGCCGGACGTCGTGATGTTCCGGTACCTGAATCAAAGAGACTCTTACCTGAACGAAAGCAAGTAAAGGACGCCCGCCCCGGAGGTTACGAGGGCAGAAAGGATTTTGAAATGGAAAAGAAAATTTCTTACCTCGACTTCGACCAGGCCCTCCGGGAGCTGCAGGAAAAATTCGGCGACCGTCGCATTATGATCAGCAAGATCTACGAGGGCTTCGGCGCTCCGGTCCACCTGGGCGTTAACTGGTCCGCAATCGGTACCGTGTCCGCTGAAGAAACGGTCGAGTTTGCCGGGAAGCTGGCGGCTGCTGCCGAGGCCGCAGCGAACTTCAAGTACAACGGTTATGTAATCACTTACGGGGAGGGCTAAGTTATGAACGAGACGGTAATTCGTGAAGCGCTGGAATGGCTGCTGTCCGGCGACAGCGAGGTGGGCGACACTGCCCTGGCAGGCTGCTGGTTTCAAAGCTTGCGGGACGCTGGGTTCCTGACTCGGGACGAAGGGCTGCAGGTGAATCTTCCCGATGGCTCTGAATTCTGCATCACCATCCAGCAGCGGCACTGAGCGGAAGGAGGCAGATTCAAAATGAAAGTGAAGGAAGTTTTAGACATCTGGACCGGCTGGGATTCGCCGGACATCTTCGTAGTGGAGGAGATCGCCTCCGACGGAAAGCGAGTTGCCCTCCGGGAAATGACCGGGCTGGAACTGGTCACAGGGCCTCTGGGCGACCGGGAGATCAAGCGGTTCGGCAGCTATGGGAAGGGCGCCGACGGGACATGGCGGCACCACGCGAGTATTTCGGCGCTGCATCAGAAGAAAGGGAGTCTGCTGATATGAAAATGGCAAACGCCAAGGGCGAAGCGATCTATTACAATCCGGTGGAAAAGAACGGGAAGTTCGTCTATGTGGTGAAGGGCATCGGAGACACGGTGATCCTGGGCCGGGACCGGCAGAAGCGGAAGAGCCGGATATTCACCCAGGAGGCACAGGCGCAGGCGTACCTGGACCGAAACGGATTCAAATGCGTATGAAATGCCAAGGCGGTACATGGCCCCATTCGCGGGGCGGTGTGCCGCCTTTCTTTTTGCCCTTGAACACGGACCATCCTGGCTTGTTCCTGCTGTCTTTTTTCCACAGGAAAAAACAGCCGCTTTCACTTCCTGGGGTGTAACTTTATCCCTTGCCCGAGAAAGGCCCACACAGGGCCTCTGTGGGCGGCACAGTGGCAAAGAAAGGACAGGCGCTTGCTTGCGTCTGTCCTTCTTTTCTGGAGTGGCCTTTCAGCTTTTTTTCTTGGTGTAGGTCAGGCAGATCCACCCGGCCCCGCTTTTCAGCTTGCCCCAGTCGCCCTGGGTTTCCACAATGGTGTAGACCTCGCCCTTCTTGACCTGTGTGGCTACGGCGTAGCCTGTGCCGGGTCCTTTCCGAACATTCAGGACGCCTGCTGTCACGGTTACCAGGTAGCTGCTGCCGGTGGTAGTGGTCGTTGTGGCGGCGGTCTGGGTGGTGGCTGCTGCGGTCGTGGTCGTGGTCGTTGTCGTTGTGCTGCCCAGGCGCTTGTTCACCTCTTCGGCGATCTGGCCGTGGCGGCTGTAGAGCCATTCACCAGGGCAGGACTTAGCTGCGTAGTCCCGGTGGACGGTCATGTTGCAGCCATTCAGGTGGTTCACCCGGTCGTTCTTTGTGGTGGACCAGACCAGTTTTTTGATGCCGTTGCGCTTGCAGATGTCGGTGACCAGGTCCAGCAGCTTTTGGTAGGCTGCATCATTCACCTCGGTACCAGCGACATTGCTGGCCACCTCGATGGTCACGGCTCTGTGGTCGTTGGCCTTGTTGGAGCTGCACCAGCTTCTGTTTGCCTCATCAACCACCAGGGCCACGCTGCCGTCGCCTCCGACGACGTAGTTGCAGGAGGCTCCGTTTGTGCTGTCGGCGGTTACGAAGCGCTCCAGGTTGGCCGTGGCCTTTGCGTTGCTGTTCTTGTTACCAGCGGTGCAATGGATGGTGATGGTATCAATGGCGTGGGTCCTGGGTTTGGTGCAATTGGGTGAGAGCTTGGTGTAGGTTACGAGCGAGGAATTGCTCATGGTGTGCTTACTCCTTTCTACCCGGCGGCGCTGTCGTCGCTGCCGGAGGTGTCGTTTGCGGAACCGTTGTCTGTGTACTTTGTTTCCCCATGTTTGATCAGGCCGAGAACGCCTGCCTCCCCACCGGCGAAAGCAAAGAAGGCGGTGACCAGGGAATCCGGGACACCGCCCTTGATGCAGTAGATGATGGTCATGGTAACGGTGAAGGCTACCACCGAGACAAGAACCGCTGCGACGATCACTTTGGAAAATCGGACCTGCTGGTTCTTCTTTTTACGCCTCCGGGTCCGTTTCCTCTTGGTCGTCGCTGCCATCGTCATCACCTCCAAGGATGCCCACAATCTCAGCGCCGACCTCATCCAGCTCTTCCACGGCGGCTTCGATCATAGCATCCACGTCGTCCGTCACGGTGACGCCGTTCTTCTGGAGCAGGGAGACGACATAGGCTTTCTTAGTGGCCTTGTCGATGGCTCCGGTGGCTCCCAGCTTTTCGGCGGCTCTGACGAAGCGCTGGACCTGGGTGTACAGGTGCTTTTCCTTCAGCCAGGGGACCAGCGTGTTTTTGGTCACGGGGATCACGATAGCTGCTGCGATGATCTCAATAAGGAGCGGGATCACCTGGGTCAAAATTCCGATAGAATCCATGACTGCGTCCTTTCTTACAGTTCGTTCTTGTGGGCCTCTTTGTTGAGGTGCTTGTCCAGAAGGGTCAGGGCCTCTTTGCATGGGCCGTCACAGCCCTGCTCGATCAGTCCCTGGAGAGCGCCTCGCAATCCGTAGCAAATGACGGTTTGCTCTTCCTGAATCTCCATGATGACCTTGCTCTGGCGCTTGTTGGTTTCGATCACCTTGTAGACGGCGATGACCGCCCCGACCAGGGCCGTGAGCGCTGCCAGGAGGGAGGCTGCTTTAATAATCAAATCTGCGTCGATGTACATCCGCTACACCTCCCCTCCGGGCATTGCTCTGGGGCCTCGTTGCTACCAATGATGGCCCGGTATCGGTCATTCGCCTTTTGAATTTCATCCGAGAGCGAGACATCGCCGATCTCCCCGAGGCGGAGGCTCATGGCTCGGATGATGCGGCTCTGTTCCTCGCAGAGTACGCATAGGGCCTCGATCATCTGAAGGTTCGACATTCATGTCACCCGGCGATGATCTTGTCCATGTCGTCCTGGGTGATGGTGCCGTTGTCCACCCGCTGCTGGAGGATGGCGGTCACGGCAGTGCGCCGGGAGGGGGGCATCTCAGCCCAGGTCTTTGTTCCGGCGATCAGCCGGTTTGCCCAGATTTCATTCATCGTTGTCACCTCCCCGGTTGTTGATGGCTTCGTCCAGTTCGCACAGTGCATCCTCGACGGCGGTCAGGCGCTCATCGTTGGCTGCGTCCATGTCGCACATGGCATCCTCGACACCGACGATGGCCACCGAGGCGCTCTCTGCGTTCTGGGCGATTTGCGCTTTGTTCTGGAAGATGTACTCGGAAGCGTCGCCCTCTCGGACGACGGCCTCGGGCGCATCGGGGATGGCGTTGCCGCCCTCCAGGTTGTAGAGGGTCCCGGCCACGGCGATGCCGATGGCATCCTCCTGCTGGGCCTCCACATAGACACCGGTGCCGTTGGTCTTGACGTACCGGGGCTTCTCGCAAAGTGCCACGAGATTGCCAGCGCTGATGATTTCATACATGGGTCCTCTGACCTCCTTTTCAAACTTTGATGTTGAGCATCCTGGCCATCGCTGCCAGGTCTACCGGGTCCGCCTCAAAAAAGGCACGATTAAAGCGGATGGTGTCCGTGTCGTCCCGGAGGAAGCGGCTCCAGTGCGTTTCGAGCAGTTCGATCTCCGCATCGGTGAACCGTTGACGGCGACCCTCTGCACTGTACCTCTCTCTGGCCTTGTATGCGATGGCATGGGTCAGCTTGCCCCGCTCCAGGCCCTTGCCGTCATCGTTCCGGGCAAAGAATTCATAGGCCAGTTCACTTGTGGTGTAGCAGATGGCCTTTGCGTCCGGTGTGGCGATGAAGTCTCCGATGGTTTCAAAGGTGGAACCGTAGGGGATGTTCATCGTTTCGCCGGTGGCGACGATGCCTTTCATGCGGTGGTGTGTGATGTATTGCATTTGTCGTCCCTCCCATGGTTTTGCCGGGTGTAGACCCAGCCGTTCTTGGTCTTGGTGGCGCGAAGGGTACACTTGAACCTCTTCTTTCGGACCCGCAGTTCTTCTCTGAATAGATCCACAAAGAGGATGTCCATGGCCTCCAGCGTCCGGTAGCTGTCGCACCGGCTTGCGTAGGCCCTCCAGGATTGATAGGACTGGGCGATGTCCTCGAAGTCCATTTGCCCTTGGTCCAGCCATTTACGGAAGATCGCCAGCTTTCGGCGCATGGCTCGGATGCTGTTCCGGCTCAGCTTGATGGTGACCTTGCCGCTTTCCTCCAGGGTGAAGCGCATCTTCAGAAAGGTGAAGCTGTGGTGTCTGAATGGGGTGATCGTGCATTTCTTGTCGCTCAGCGTCAGGCCCATCTCTGGTGCCATCAGGTGAAGGCACCGGTCCAGGTCCTGCAGCTCTTCCAGGGAATCGCTGATCACCCGGCCATCGTCCATGTACCGACCGAAGCCGTCAAAGCGGCGGCGGTCTTTGATGTAGTGGTCGATGGGGCTTGCGTAGTCCAGGGCGATGATCTGCGAGATTTCGCTTCCCAGGCCGACACCGTGTTTCTTGTCGGCAGTCCGGTCTGCTTTCTTCATCTTCTGGAAGTCGTCGACGTATTGGCAGAAAAGCCGGTAGAGCTTTTCGTCCGGGATGCGCTTCCTGGCCCTGGCTTTGATTTCATCATGGAGAAGGCTTCCGAAATAACCCTTGAAATCAAACTGATAGATTCCGCCCTCTGTGCCGTGTAGCCTGTAATGGCGGCGCAGGTCCTTCACCATCTCTCGGATGGCGAAGTCCATACCCTTTCCCTCCAGGCTTGCGGCGTTCTCGTAGACGAAGCTCCGGGAATAGGCGGGTGTCAGAAGGTATTTCGTCAGGCATTTCTGGGCGGTGCGCTCCTGGATTGGCAGCGCATCGATGTCCCGCTCCTTCCCATGCTCGACGGTGGAGAAGCTGTGGAATCCTGTGAACTTCCGCTTCTCCGATTCGAGGTCGTTCCGAATGGTGAGGCATTCTGCAAGCAGATCGGCTTCAAAGTTGATGGTCGAGGATTTCCACCGCGAACCGGCGCAGCACTCTTTACCGGCCCTGCAGAGGTTTCCAAAAGACATCACCTCATCAAAGGCTTTCCCGCAGACCTTCATGGCCTGTGCTTCACGCTTTGCTTTGCGCCGCTGGTACCGGCCTTCTTTCCTTTCTTCGCTTGTCAATGAGTTGCCCCTCCTATTGTGCAGGTGGGAATGCGGCCATCGTGTACAGCGGCCTGTACTGCGGGTGGTTTGTGGGGCGCATTACCTCCCACACCTATCCCGCCGTCCAGGACGGTTTTTGGTTGTAGCTGCATAACGGACCGTCAATGAAACCGGGGAGGCTCTTGCCACCGCTCTGGGCTGTGGCTCGATGCCCGTCAAACTCTCCGGCCATGCAAGAAGCGTCCGGGCGGTCGTATCACGATGCAATTTTAGGAATGGAACCCGGTTTGCCGGGTCAGGCTCCAAGGTGCAAGCTCTCCTTTAAGGGTGGGGCGCTGGTTCGCTTACGCTACTGTTTCTGGCCCCAGTGATTTCTTAAATCCCGGCGCGAAGCCATTCGAATTGTAGGCGTTGTTGTTGTTGCTACTCCCGCTGGTGTTGACATTCCGGAAGTTCGTCGTGTTCGTCGAGTTCACCGAGCGGAGCCACCAATTGCAGGCGGTGCCATCAGAGCTTGCCCTATAAAATTTTATTGGTTCTGATCCTTTTGGTAGCTTTTGTACCTGGTCTTGTCGCTTGCGATCACACCGCGAATGCGTTTGAGGGCAGTGTTCCCGGCTTCGGTCCATCCGCTGAACACCCGGTCGTAGTCCTGGCTGTTCTTGAAAAAGTTGTTGCCGTCTGCGACCAGGGCGTAGCAGAAGGTGATTTCACCGAGCAGGGCTTCGGCTGCGCTTGCTGCCATGGTGAGGTAGCGGTGCCGCAGCTCGAAGTCGTGGGCGCTCATGTCCTTGTGGACGTAGATTGCATTTGCCCGGAGGCAATCTGTGTAAATCTCCACCGAAAGCTCCAGAAGGTTGTTCGTCACGATCCATCGGTAGCTTGTGGGGAACCGGCGGACCACTCTGGCGGTGATGATCCGCAGCTCACGCGCATCGGCGATGAACTGGGCCACGGCATCTTTCCTGCGAGATTTGTAAACGGACATTCCCTCTCATCCTTTCACTGTGTGGTGTCGGCCATTCCGCTTGCAGGGGACTTTCGTCCCCTGCGCTCCATTGGGTTGCGGATTCTGGATTAGGCGACCTTGAGGCCCGGCGCGAAGCCATACGAATAGCAGGCGTAGTTGTTGTTGCTACCCCCGCCGGTGTTGACATACCGGAAGCTCGTCGCGTTCGTCGAGTTCACCGAGCGGAGCCGCCAAATGCAGGCGGTGCCGGTATCGCTGTGCTTGTACTTGATCTTGCTGTTGCCGTTGGCGTAATACTCATACTGCTTCTGGTAGTTCTGCTCGGCGCTGTTCGCGCCGGTGCGGGTTCCGAAGACTTCGTATTCCGCCAGCAGCCAGATCTTGTCCGAAGTGGACGTGACATAGCTGGCCGTGTCGCTGCCTCCGCCGGTGTTGTCGCTGTACTTGGTGCAGGACGCGATCACGCTCTGCCACGCCGACGGCATAGCAGACAGGAACTCCGCGCACCGAGCCGTCCGCATGGTGCTGGATTTCCAGCCGCCGGAGTTGGTGTTGGTGGTGTTCATCTTGAACTTGTTCGTGCTGGTGGTATCGTAGCTTCCGTACAGGCTGTCCACGAAGGCGATGTCCACGCCTGCGCTGGTCTTGCCGAACTGGAAATGGATACCGGTTCCCTCCACCGAGGAATTGTGGTCGAAGCCGAGGATGAAGGCATAATAAGTGCCGCTCAGACTCAGCGACCCAACGGTGCCGGAGAGGGCGATGCCAATCTTGTCGCCCACCGCCCAGTAGGACTTGCCGGTACCGGCCTTTGCTGCCGCCTGGATGGTGGCGGGGGTGTTGTCTGCCAGGGTGGTGCTGGGCAGGTCCACGGTGACCGAGAGGGTCTTACTCGACGGGGCGGTGTAGTTGGTGCTTGCTGCCACGTTCACGGTGATGGTGGCAGTGCCTTTGGCCTTGCCGGTCACGGTGATGGTGGTGCCGGACACCGACACGGTGGCGATGCTGGTGTTGCTGGAGCTTGCGGTAACCGTACCATCACCGGGACGGGTGACTGCGACGGTCTTGGACAGCGAGGAAACATCCAGCGTCAGGCTGGTTGGGTTGAGCGTGATGCTGCCTGCCGCTTTGCCGATGGACCAGGGTGCCGTCTTTTCGGTGCTGGTTCCATCGCTCCAGCAGTAGTTTGCTGTGGGTGTGAAGCTGGCATTGTAGCTGCCAGCGTTGGTGCCGCTGGTGGTGCCGCCCAGGGTCAGCTTCGTGCTGTCGTAGCCGGACCAGGACGGAGACTGGGCGCTGCCGGTGTAGGTCAGGGTGCCGCTCTGGGTGGGCAGGGCGACGGTGGCCTTTCCGATGGTCCAGGTCACGCTTTTCGCGTCAGTGGTGCCGTCCGACCACTCATATCCATCTTTCGGGGTAAATTTGGCGGTATAGGTACCGGCGTTGGTGCCGCTGGTGGTCCCGCTAATGGTCAGCTTCTCCGTGTCGTAGCTGTTCCATGTGGGAGACTGGGCGCTGCCGGTATAGGTCAGCGCACCGCTCTGGGACGGGACGGCGTTGATGCTGCTGGTCAGCTTGGTGACTGCCTGAGAGGCAGCGTCTGCCGTTTCCTGTGCCTGCTTGGCAGCGGTCAGGGCCTGGTCGGCCTTTCCGCTTACGCTGTTGGCGGTTTCCAGGGCGGTGTCCGCAGCGGTCTTTGCTTCTCCGGCAGTAGTGGCGGCGGCGTTTGCCGTCTCAAGCGCCTGTTCGGCGGTGGTCTTTGCCTCACCGGCAGCACTTGTGGCTGCGTTCGCTGCCTCCAGGGCTGCTTCGGCGGTGCCTTGCGCCGTTCCGGCTGCGTTTCTCGCTGCGTTCGCCGTTTCATTGGCGTTCTGTGCAAGGGTACGGATAGCTTCCAGATCGGTGGAATCCGACCCCTGGCTGTTTACGGGTCCGAGTGCCATTACTCCATCTCCTTTCCATCTTCGACCCAGTATTCGCCCTCGATGGTGTCCTTGGGAATCTGGGCTGATCTGAGCCGGATGATTCCTCCGTCCATGGTTTCGTTCACCGGGCAAAGTCCGCAGTCTGCTGCGGTCCGGTAACTGCTGGAGGCAATCGTCACGGTTGCATGATCTGCGGAGGTTACGCCATCAACGGCCAGGTCGAAATAATAGGGGTATTCGTCGGTGCTTTCTTCCTCGACCTCTGCATCATCGTCCTCTGGCAGCTCATCCGTTTTCCATCCGGACACGGGGATCTGAAAGGGGACCGATGTGGGGTGGTCATTCAGCGCTGCCTCGATTTCCTTCATGGAATCGCTGAGCGCCTGGGCCAGATCGGCCACGGTGGAGCTAAGCTGCTTCACCGTGGTCCGGTCGGCCTTGATCTCATCGCAGAGGGCGGGGAAACCAACATCAAGCGGTAGCTTGTACGGTTTCTTCGCCATGGGTGTTACCTCCTGTGCTGGTCAGGGGATCAGGTGTTGTCGTCGTCGGCCAGCAGGGCAGCGATTTCCTCGGCGGTGTAATCGCTGATGTCGCTCTCATGGAGGACGGGGTCCTCCACGCCGTCGACCAGGACCTTCTCCACGAAAGCGGAGGGCTTCTTGCCGGAGTCGGTCAGGTTGCCGTTGGCATCCAGGGTGGCGATGTCGCCCTCGGTGGCACCGGAGACCTTGTCGGCCTTGCCGGAGATGTCAGTCTCCTGGGGCTTGGGGACATACAGGCCGTCGTCCTTCATCTCCAGCTGGTTGCCGCTCTCAGCGGAAATGTTGACCTTGACCTCGACGGTGTAGTCGGAGATCTCGATGGTGGTGGATGCGTCCTTGCCGTTGGTCTTGGCGACATAGGTATCCACCAGGGCGCTCATGGACAGGAAGGAGTAGGAGATGCTTTCCTCCGTACCCTTGGTGCCCTTAACGGCCAGGACCATCACGGGCTTGTCGTCCAGGTTGGGGTTGGTGGAGCCGGGATAGGTGGCCTCAGCCCACTTGAACTTGGCCACGAACTCCGTCTTGGTCTGGTCCAGGAACAGCTCCTTGGGGAAGTCCACGGTGGCGACGGCGTTGCCGCTCTTGTCGGTGGAGGTGTAGAAGCTGACGGTGTTGCCGCTCACATTGACGCTCTTGATGGCGGCAGCGGCGGCGGTGCTGATGGGAGTCAGCTCGCTCTTCTTTGCGAAACTCTTTTTCAGTTCCGCAGCCAGGTTGTCGATGGTGGTCTTGGTGGTGAGGTTCTTCTTGGTACTCATTGCAGGGGTCCTCCTTAAAAATATTATTTATGTCGCATTCTCAGGAATTGAGAATGTCAACAACAGACTGCTGGGCCTCGTCCTCATCGACGAGGTCGTCCTCGGTCACCAGCTGCTCCGTGTTCACGGAGACGGTGCCGTCCTCGGAAATCGTCAGGCCGTCGCCTACCTTGACCGCTCCGGCCTGGGTAGCGCTTGCCACCGGCAGATCGGTGACGCTGCCATCGGAAGATGTGCCGATGTAGCCGGAGCCGCCGATCAGGGCGAGGCTTGCCTTGATGGCCTGGGATGGTGCGCTCTTTGCGTAGAATCGCAGCGCTCCGTCCATGGTCCTGCAGGTCGGGCAGAGATTACAGCTCCGGGCAGTTCCATGGGACTCCGGGTCAATGGTGACCATTGGGGTCATGCGGGATGTGATGCTGGTGCTTTCGATGTCCAGGTGGTAGGTCCACTCTCCGGAGAGATCGTCCTGGTCCCCGTCCTCATCGTCCGGGTCCGTCTCCGAATCTGTCCAGCCCTCTGCCGGGATGGTCAGGTCGGTCCTGGAAATGCCGATCACACCTTCGTTCAGAAGGCGCTGCAGGTCGTCGTGGGTCACGATGCCGGGGGAGGCTGTGATGTCCACATCGATCTCATCGGAAACGATCAGCACCAGCGGGAAACTGAAAACGCTTGCCGGATAGGCGGAATTGTACGCCGGGACCGGCTGCTGGTAATCGCCAAGGGTGGCGTAGAGTAGGTCGGTTTCCTCTCCGGTTTCTGGGTCCGTCGCATAGACGATGAACTCCGCGAGGGAGAAGGTCTTTTGATCTGGGTTGCTGCTGTTGTCGTACTGGATGGTCAGATAGAGGCGGTCATCTTCGTGGAGCCGCTCTCCAATCGTCCCGTCGGCGACATAGCTGACCAGCTCATGCACATCGGCCAGGTTCGTCCCCTCTGGCACCACGCCGGAGCCGATGGACACCCGTGTCAGGGTGAGCGGTTTCTCCAGTGCGGCGCAGGCGGCGATCAAAGCACGACCGTGGGTGGTCGGTTTGTATCCGTATTCCATTCTGGGTACCTCCTAACTAAGAAAGTTCGGGCAGCGGGACGGTGATGTTGACCGACCCTGTCACTCCGATCCTGCCCGTGTGGGTCAAAGTGATGTCATTCTCCCTGGCGGGGATGGGGATGCGCTGCATAGTGGTCATGGTTCCGCCGGTCTGGAGCGCTCCTGTGAACTCGAAGATGTCCGGCACCTCCGGCAGGCTGTGGCGATAGGTCGCTGCTGCCAGTCCGCCGATGTGCAGGGTATCCTCGAAGTCGAATGTGTCCTCCAGGGCCGGGAGCGGGAGCCTGGTGACCGTGGCCATCAGTCCGCCCATGCGAAGTGTGACCGGTGCCATTTCCGTTATGACGGTGATGCTATCCAGCCAGCTGGACAGGCGCTTTGCCTGGTTGACCAGCCGCATGAATTCCTCCAGGTATTCCAGGGAGGAGAAGGTCCCGTCATTGGTAACGAACACCCGGAAGTGAGCCGGTTCTCCGTTGTAGTCGAACCATTCCTGGATGTCGCCGTTCCCGAAAACGGCCTGAATGACCCAGTTGACCGCTGCTGGGGTACCCAGCTTTTTGTAAAAGGTCAGCGTCCCTTTGATTAGGGTCCGCTTGGTTTGGATGGGAAGTTCTGCGCTGTATGCCGGGGTACGAAGCTCGACGGCCAGGACATCCAGCACCGGCTCCGGCAGCGTGTCGATCATGGCCATGGTCCGGGTTTGGTCTGCGTGGTCCATGGCTCTGCGCTTTTCCTGCAGGATGGCGTAGGACAGCGCTCTGATCTCGGGGTTGTACTTCAGGTTGTTCTGAATGAGATCGGCCACCTGGCCGTCGTATAGCTTAGTCATCCTCCAGCCCTCCATAGGTGACGGCCTGGGCGGTGCATTGCGCCACCTGGGTGTCTGTCACCACTGTGAATGCCGGAGCGGTCAGCTCTACTCGCTTCACGCCTGCCGCCTTGATGCGCTGCAGAAGGTCGTCCGGGTTGATGTCTCTGCCGATCTCCGAAGTTTGCCAGGAGAGGTATTCCGTCACCGCTGCCGCTACCTCCTGCTGGATGGCCACGGCTTTGGACCGGTCGCTCCGGTTGATGTAATAAGTCAGGCCGATGTCGAACTCGACGACCTCCGGGGTTTTCACCTGGACCAGGTCCGTCATGGGCCTGCGTTCGATGTCCCGGAGATATTCCTCCAGGCCCGTCACCATCTCTTCCTCGGGGATGGTGCCGTCCGCCATCAGAATGTAGACATCGACGCTCGATGCGGACGGGGAGATCGGCTTCACGGAGCCGATGTTGGCGTTGTAGGTCTTTGCCCAGTAGGCGTAGGCATCGCTGGGTCCTGCTACGCTGTAGCTGGATGGGGCCAGGTAGACCCGCTCCGCGAGGCTTTCGTCACTCTCCACCGCTGCGCCGCCGTCGGTGGTCGTCAGGTTTTCTACGCTCTCGATGTAGGGCAGCGGG